TCAAGCCTGCCGCGCAATCCTGAGCGAACGGTTGCACTGCGGAAGCTGCTCGAAGGGAAGGATGCGGCAGTGCGTGCGCTGCTTTACAAGGATCCGCAATGAACTTTCTCAAGTGGCTGACGCCTGCGGTATTGAAGAACGCGATCAAGGCCGGTGATGCGCTTTTGCGCAAAGTGGACTTCTCGGTGCTGTTCGGCATTCTCGGGCAGCTGGTGCTGCTTGAGCGCGAACTCAGCACTGCCGGATCCGGATCGCAGAAACTCGCGCGGCTGGTTGAATTCGTGAAAACCACATGGCCGAGTTCGCGCGCGTGGATCGATGAGGTTGAGGAATTCGCCGGGGCTGCGGTCGCTTTGTTCAATGCGATTGGGTGGTTTCGGAAGTGAATAGCTGGGTTGTATTTGGCGCCATGCTTTGTGTCGTCATTCTGGTCGACGTGGCTGCGTGCGCAATCGGTGTATGGCTGGGGATTCAGGCAGCGAAGCGCAAAGGCTGGATCCAATGATTGACCGCATTCTCTGGGCGCTGGCTTGGGTCGCGGTGATGATTCTGGGGCGTGATCGGTGACCAACATCCTGGCATTGATCCTGGCCGCCGCAGCAATGGCCTGTGGCTGGTTTTGGCACGGGGCCGTCTACCGGGCTGACCTTGCGACAGCGGCGAACGCCACCCTGTCCGCAGAGCTGCAATCGCTACGTGATGCGGGGCCTGCAATAGCGGCCCAGGTAGAAATGCTGGCGGGCGTCGCGAATCGATCGCGGCAATTGAGCGGGGAGCTACAACGAAATGCGAAACAGCTGGCGACAATGGCTGATTGTCCTGTTCCTGCTGAATTGCAGCGGCTGTCTGAGTCTCGGGCCGAAGAAATCAACCGAAACGCTCGCGCAAGTGAAGCGCGTCAAGCTGCAGTGCGAGCCGGTGTCCGGGATTGATCCGATGAAACTTTGTGGCGACACACCCAAAACATACGGGCCGAACTGCAGCACCGAGTATTCGGCGTGCGATCTGCTCAAGCAGCAGGCTGCGTTGTGCTGGGCTGCGCATAAGGCGCTGGTCAAGTGTGTTTTGAGGCATAACGAGGGGGCGGAATGAATGCAATCCCGCTACTCCCCGGCCTGCGAATTGAACAAACACTGGAGCTGGTTACCGATGCAGGCGACCGGACCGTGATCGCGCGAAGTGTTGTGCGACAAATTGCGCTGCCCGTTGCGCGCGGCGTTTGCGAGTCTGTGCCAGGCGGGAGTTCGCTCAGCGACTGGGTTATTGCAAACAGCGGCGCATGATCGCATCCGGCATTGTTCGACAGGTTGCGCGGCCTGTTTCGCGAGGAGTTGTGCCATCCTCGGGCGGGGGTGGCGCACCGTGGGGCGGCCTGACGAACATCGTCGGCATGTGGCCGTTCGATGAGGCCAGCGGACCGGCGCTTGATGCCAGCGGCAATGGGTACAACCTGACCGCGTTCAATACGCCCGGATACAACGCAACCGGCGGTCCTGGCGGCATCGCTTGCAGGACGTCCGTGGGCAGCGGGCAGTATTTCGCAATTGCCAGTATCGACAACTTTGCAGCAGGTGACTTCACCTTTGTTGCGTGGGATTACTGGAATGCCGGTGTTTTTGATTCGCGGACAATGGGGTCACCAACTCCAGGCTTTGAAGTAATCCTCGGGCATCTCAACGATGTTTCTGGTGGTCGCTACGTTGACAACGATTCGCCGGCTTATCGGTCGTATGCGTGTACGTCTGGGACGTGGCATTCCAAAATCATGCGCATCACGCGAGCAAGCAAGCGGTGCGAGGTTTTTGTCGATGGGGTTTCCGTGCTGGATGTAACGATGGCGAACAACATTAACGCCATCGCCAATGGCATTGAGTTTATGGCCGGAGCATCGCAAGCCTGCCGCATTGCTTGCCTCGCTGTCACGAAGTATCTGTTTACGGATGCGGATGTCGCTGCGTTTAGCGCATCGGCTCGTAACTGGGCATATTGGCAGGGGTATAGCCCGTGACCAAGTTGACGGACATTGATGCAATGCTGGACGCCAACCGAGGCGCATTCAGGGCTGCGCAGGTTGCGCACCTTGAAGAGTTCGGGCGGTATTGGCAGGGGCCGGTGACGCATGACAGCGTTCCGATTACGACGGCAGCGCCACGGCATCAGGATCAGGCGGTTTCGATCAGCGGCAAGACTTGGCGCGATATGTTGCCTGGACTGGCTGATGCGCGGCTTCCGTTTCGCGCGCGGTGCGATGAGTACGAGACTGCTGATGGTCGAGGTTATTTGATGACCGTTGAATCAACAATGAGTGGCGCAACCTGGGCGAAAGTCATTGACTATGGCCCGGGCGGAATGTCGAGAGATTGGTTTCAGCCGCCTGCGGTTGTGGCTTAGGAGAGAGAAGATGCATCTGCTATTGGATGGCGCGACGAGTAACGGCGCAGGCGATGGAATCGGAGTGGGTCAACGCGTAACCGACGGAGCATGCAATGCAACTGACCGTGATTGATCCGACAACCGAAGTCGTCACCGCGCAAATCCTGAACTACAAAGGCGCATCAAGTCCGGCGCGCGTCACATTCAGCGCGGACAATTTGGCCGACGCTGAAACGATTCAGATTTACGTCAAAACCGGCGCAACAATGAAGCCGGCCACGATCATCGCAGCAGACGGAACTGGCGTCACTGTCACGCTCAACGCGGCGTTGCCAAGCATCGATCTGCCGTTCGGCCCGGTGTATTTCGCCACCAAGTCAGCCACCACTACCGCCTGCGGTCTGTACGCCGACTGATGCCAAAGAGCCCTCCATCATTTCGCTACGCATGGCAAAGCCCACGCGAATCGAAAGCGCGACCAACTGCGACGGCGCGGGGTTACGATGCAGACTGGCGCAAATGCCGGTCGCTGTTTCTGGCGGCGAATCCGATGTGCAGGTGCGGATCCGCGGCCACCGAGGTTGATCATATTTTGAGCATCGCAGACCGGCCTGATTTGCGCCTGCGCTGGTCGAATCTGCGGGCGATGTGCAAGAGCTGCCATTCGCGCAGGACGGCGATGGATCAAGGTTTTGCGAGCAACCGATGAGACTTATAGCACTAGGCAGTCCGCCGTTTCTGGAGCGCTACATAATCACTGTTGACGGGCGCGAGATTGACTATTGCGCAGCAGCAAGCGAAGAGGATGGTTATGCGCTCCAGCTAATCGTTCATCATGAATCGGAAAAGACAATCAGCGTTGAAGCGGACGATCACGGCCCGGTCATGAAGCCAATTCTAGGAACGGTGAAAATTGAGGCGCGCGAATGAGCGCGATCGACAGAATCAAAGCCATGGCGCTCATTGGCGCCGCGCTGGAACCACTGAGTGACGAAGACGCCGGCCAAGTCCTGGCGCTGCTGTCCGGCTCAATCAGTCACGGCGAAGTGCTGGAACGACTCGCGCATGTTGAGTCGGTAATCGAAGAGGTCGCCGAATCGGTCGGCAATGAAAAACAAGCTCCACGATATTTAGCAGGTTGATCTATGCCGCGCCCACGCAAGCCCGAAGTGCTGAAATTGATTTCCGGCACGAATCAGCCATGCCGCGTCCGCGAGGAAGTCGCAATGCCGAAAGTGGACCGCGTACCGGATCCGCCGGCATGGCTGACGAATCCGGATGCGCTGGAAGAGTGGGACCGATTGGCGCCGCAACTGTTCGCGGTCGGGCTACTCACGGGTCCAGCTGTTTCGCCGCTGGCGATCCTGTGTGGCACGTTCGGGGCGATCGTTGCGGCGATGGCTGAAGGCCAGATCAACTCGGCGCTGATCAACTCCTATCGCGCGTTCTGTGGTGATTTCGGCATGACCCCGGCCAGCGCGTCGAAAGTCAAGCCGGTCGAACAGAAGCGGGCAAATGCATTCACGCGCAACGGACAGCGGCCAGCAGTTGCGTGATTACGTAGCGGAAGGCATCGCTTACGCGCGGAACGCAGCAAGGCCGGAATGCAAGACGGTCGGAAAGTGGATCAGGTTGGCGGCGCAGCGGTTCTTGCGCGATCTGGACCTGGCGAAAGAGAAGGGCGCGCCGTTCACGTTCTCGAAGTGGCATGCTGAAGACGCCTGCGATTTCATCGAGAAGCTGCCGCACGTCGAAGGCGTCTGGTCGAAAGAAACGATTGTGCTGCACCCGGCGCAGGTGTTTGTGCTGATCCAGTTGTTCGGGTTTCGGATCGCAGGCGACCGGCGCAGGTTTTCCACAATGCTTTTTGCCGTAGCGCGGAAGGCTGCCAAGTCGACTTTGCTGGCGGCAATCGCGCTTTACATCTACTGCTGTGAAACGGAGACAGGCCCGCAAGTCATCAGCGCCGCGACAACTGGCGATCAGGCGCGGATCATCTTCAATATTGCAAAGCGGATGGTTCAAAAGACCGCCGATTTGCGCGAGGCATTCGGGCTTAGTCCGTTTGTCAACGCGATTGCGTGCACGACTAATGGCGGCACGTTCAAGCCGATTAGTGCGAAGGCATCGACGCAAGACGGGCTGAATCCGTCGGCAACACTGCTTGACGAAATCCACGCGCACAAGACGCACGATCTGCTGAACGTCTTGAAGTCGGCGGCCGGCGCGCGAGGGAACCCGTTTTTCGGATTCGCGACAACCGAGGGCTACGAAAACCCCGGCCCGTGGCGCGAACTGCGGCACTTTGCAAAGCTGGTACTTGACGGGATTGTGGAGGCTGACCACTTCCTGGCGATCTATTACGCCGTCGACGATGCAGACAACGAGTTCGACGAATCGGCATGGATCAAAGCCAACCCGCTGATTGACACAAACCCGATTCTCCTGACGGAGATTCGGAAAGAGGCAATCGAAGCAAAGCAAATGCCGGGGCGACTCGGCGAGTTCAAGATCAAGCGACTGAATCGACCGGCTGCGGCTGCCGGGGCGTGGATTGATATTCCGAAATGGCAGGCGTGCGGTCGGCCGCTGCCGATGGATCTATTGCTGAAAACACCCTGCTTCGGCGGGCTGGATTTGGCAAGCACTAACGACATGACGGCGCTGCGGCTGGTTTGGCGCATTGATGGCATTTGGTACACCTGGGGCACCTATTGGGTGCCAGAGGACGCTGTAGCGCATCGCACGACGCGCGGCACGACGAGTTACGCGGCTTGGGTTGAAGCCGGGCACATTATCCAGACCGAAGGAAATGTGACCGACTATGAGCGAGTCGAAAAGGACATTGCGGATATTCTTTCGCGGTTCAAAGTTCGCAAGTTGGCATTCGACAAATGGAACGCGCACGACCTTGTTTCGCGACTGCTTAAAAGAAACGCACCACTGGTTGAATTCAATCAGTCCGCGGAAATGTATCACCCGGCAATGCAGGAGCTTGAGCGCGCTTACACAAGCGGCAAGTTCTGCCACGGCGATAACCCTGTTTTGAATTGGAACGCGGCGAACCTCGTTGCTCGGACAAACGTAAACATGAACATGGCTCCAGACAAAAAGAAGTCCGCCGACAAAATCGACGGCATGTCGGCGCTATTGGAAGGCATGGGCGTTGCGCTGAGTGAACCAGAAGTTTCACGCCCGCGGGTGTCCGCACTGTGAGTATTTGGAGCCGAGTCAAGGCACTGGTTGGCCGCGTATTCAATCGCGCGCCATCCGGTTACGCAGACCCGAGGGACTTTCAGCGGACTGTCAACTACACCTATGCCGGCGTAGTTGTCACGCCTGATATTTCGCTGCAAGTGTCGACGGTCTGGGCGTGCATCGATGTCATTTCGAAGTCAATCGCCAGCAGCCCGTTTGAAGTGTTTCTGCGCCTGCGCAACGGCGATCGCGAATTGCTGCCAATGGATCCGCTGGTCTGGCTGATGAACTGCCGCCCCAATGCGGACATGACCGCGATGGCATTTCGCGAGGCGCTGACGTCGCAGGCGCTGCTTGTGGGTGCCGGGTATGCAGAGATCGAGTACGACGCCCGGGGCGCTATCACTGCGCTCTGGCCGCTGTGGTGGGAAGACGTCGAGCCGATGCGCGCCGAAACTGGCGAGTTGGTCTACGACGTGACAGACCGCTATCGATACAGCGGGGCCGGAAAGCGTCGACTGGAACAATGGCGGATTTTCCACTTGCGCGGCAGCTCGCTGTGCGGCTGGGTCGGCGAAGGGGTTGCGATCCGCGCGGCCAATTCGATTGCGCTGGCGATTGCACAGGAGCGATTTGCCGCGACGTTCTTTGGCAACGGCACGAATGTTGGCGGCAAGTTGACGGTTCAGGGCGTGCTGGATCAGGTTCAGAAGCAGGAACTGCGCGAGGATTTCGAGGCCGCATATCGAGGCTCGGCAAAATCGCATCGCCCGCTGATTCTTGAGGGCGGAATGGACTATGTGCCGCTCACGCCAGACGCGCAAAAGGCGCAGATGACCGAGGCGCGACAACACAGCGTTGAAGAGATTTGCCGCTGGTTCGGAGTTCCGCCGCACAAGGTCGGGCATTTGCTGCGCTCGACGAACAACAACATCGAGCACCAGGGGATTGAGTTTACCCGCGACGGCTTGCGTCCCTGGGCGTTCCGCTGGCAGCAGGAAGCCGACTACAAACTGTTCTCAACCCGCGGCCCGTGGAAGTTCGTGCTGATTGATCTGGAATGGGCCAGCCAGGGCGACTTCAAGAGCCGCATGGAGGGCTACCAGATTGCCCGGCGCATTGGGGTCTATTCGGTCAACGACGTATTGCGGGCAGAGGGCAAGAACACAATCGGCGAGGATGGCGACTCACGCATGGTCGAAATGAACATGCAGTTGCTTGACCAGCTGGGCGAGCAGGCCGAAGCAATGGGCGGGCAGGCCGAGCCGCCTGATCCGGAAGATACCGAAGACACGTCGGATCCGCTGGTGATGAGCATTCGCACATTTGCCGCTTCGGTTTACGAACGCGGCGCCCGTCGTCGTCAGTCCTACGAGTCGCAGATGGCCGCGCGGCCTAATGCCGAATCGCTGGAAAAGCGCGCCGCGTTTCTTGAGTCGCAGCAGGCCGTTATGCGCCGCGACCTTGATCCGGTTGTCAAACTGATTGCGCGGACATGGGGATACAGCAATCAATCCGAAGTCGAGCGTACTGCAATGAATTGCGCGGCAGACCTGTTTTCAGCGGATGGCCGAATCGCTCCGGATGAATGGGCGGGCCAGCTGGTCGCCCTGTACCAAAAGGACAAACAATGAAAATCAAGGTGCAGATGCGCGCCAAGACGCGCGAGGCTGAGCTTTTTGTCTATGGCGTCATCGGCGGCATGTATGACGACATCACGCCAGATGCAATGTACAAAGAACTCAAGCAGTCGGGCGAGTTTCAGAGCATCAAGGTTCGAATCAACTCGCCCGGCGGCGATATGTATGCCGGTGTCGCGATGTACAACCTGCTGAAATCGCAAAAAGTGCCGGTGACCTGCGTAGTCGACGGCATGGCCGCATCTGCCGCGTCACTGGTGCTTATGGCTGGCAGCGAACGAGAAATGGCGAACAATTCCCGCGTGATGATCCACGATCCGTGGACTGTCGCGATGGGAAATGCTGCCGACTTTCGCCGCGTCGCAGAAACGCTCGAAGCGTTCCGCGATGACGCGATCAATACCTATGCCTACGGTGTCGGCGACAAGTCCACGCGCAAGCAAATCAGCGACTGGATGAGTGCCGAGACGTGGATGAATGGAACAGAGTCATTGGCGCGCGGATTCATTACGCGCATGAATGACAACGCCGGGATTCCCGAGGATATGCGGGAGCCGCTGAACACCGCGGTCCTGAACAGTTTCAAGAATGTCCCAAAAGACATTTCAGACCAGCATTTAACGATGGAAGCGCGCTTCGCCTCAATGCGGATGCGCGCCCTTCGTCACGAACTCCGCCACAACGGCGGCGCCATGCGGAAGCCCGCATAACTTCAACCACTGAAAGAGAGAAAAACCATGTGCAGATTCAATGCGCGGGGCTTCGTCATTCGCAATGACGCCACCAAGCTCCACGAGCTGCGGACCCGTCTCGCAGACCTCAGCAACCACATCAACAGCGTGCGCGCCAAGGCTGACGCCGAGGGTCGCTCACTGACCAGCGAAGAAGGCAAGGAAGTTGAGGACGGTTTGTCCGCCTTCGATTCGCTGGAATCGGAAATCGAGCAGCGCGAACGACTGGAAGCGGTCGCCAATCGCGCGAACGCCAGCCTGTCAGCGCATCCCGGTCCGAGCGATCCGAACCAGCCGATCGCCAACGCCGGTGGCGTTCCTGCCGCATCTCCGCCGCGTGCTGATGCTCGCCGCAACTTGTCGCCCGTCACGGCTCCGGCCAATGACGCTGGCAAGTTCGGGTTCAACTCTCTCGGTGAGTTTGCCCGCTGCGTGATGCGCGCCCAGGTCAACCCGCAGGCCGCCGATGCTCGACTGGTCAAGATGGCCGCAAGCACCTACGGCAACGAGGGCGCGGGTGTCGATGGTGGCTTTGCAGTGCCGCCTGACTTCCGCGCCGCGATCATGGAGAAGGTCATGGGCGAAACCTCGCTCTTGAGCCTGACCGACCAGCAGACCACCAGTTCCAATGGGTTCAGTTTCCCGAAGGACGAAACGACCCCGTGGCAGACCAGCGGAGGGATTCAGGCGTACTGGGAAAACGAAGCGGGCACCATCTCGCAGAGCAAGCCCGCGCTGCAGACCGAAACCGTGAAGGCCGCGAAGTTGTCGGCGCTGGTTCCGGTGTCTGATGAGCTGCTGGAGGATGCGCCGTCACTGGCCGGCTATCTCCGCCGCAAGGTTCCCGAGAAGATGGGCCATCGGATCAACGATGCCATCATCCGCGGCACTGGTGCCGGTCAGCCGCTCGGCTTCTTGAACGCCGGATGCTTGGTCACGGTCGCCGCTGAATCCGGTCAGGCCGCCGACACGGTCCGCTTCGACAACATCGTCAAGATGTACAACCGGATGTACGCGCCGAGCTTGGCCAACAGCCGGTGGGTCATCAATCAGGACGTCAACCAGCAGCTGATGTCGATGCAGTTCCCCGGCACCGGTACCGCTGTCCCGGTGTATCTGCCGCCCGGCGGGCTGAGTGCGTCGCCGTACGGCACGTTGCTGGGCCGCCCCATCATCGTGACTGAGGCCGCGTCGGCGCTCGGCGATGTGGGTGACATCTCGCTGGTGGACTTCTCGCAGTACCTGTCCGTAGCGAAGACCGGCGGCATCCGTCAGGACATCTCGATTCATCTGTACTTCGATCAGTCCGTGACGGCCTTCCGCTTCGTTTTCCGCATCGGCGGCCAGCCGTGGTGGAGCTCCCCGATCACGCGCGCCAACAGCAGCAACACGCTGTCGGCATTCGTGACCCTGGCCGCCCGGTAATCCAACCACTCAGGCCCGGCAATCGTCGGGCCTTCAGGAGAGCAACAAATGAGCATCAATGCACTGACCTCCAAGTGGTCGGAACGAAACGCGATCCTCGACACGCTGAACCCGCTGTCCCGATCGGCGAACACCTACAACGGCGCGTACGTCGACACCAAGAACTTCCACGGATTTGTGGCTGAGTTGCTGGTGGGTGACATCGGCGCCGGCGGCACCGTGAACTTCAAGCTCCAGCAGGCCACTTCGGCGGCCGGCGCGGGCGTGAAGGACATTGCCGGCAAGGCGCTGACGCAAATCTCGCAGACCGGCTCACCGGCAACTGGTGGCGACAATCGACAGTTCCTGATCAACCTCCACGCCGACGAGCTGGACTGTGAAAACAGCTTCCGGTGGATTCGGATGGTGTTGGTGACTGCCACTGCCGCCACGGTCTGTGCCGCGACGATCAAGGGGGCAACCCCGCGCCACGGTCCGGCCAGCGACTACGACGCAGACACCGTGCAGGAGATCGTGTGACATGAGAACAATCCAGTTCACGGCCAACGCCGACTATCTGTGCTTGCCAAAACCGATCAGCTACAAGAAAGGCGAGGTGCACGAATTGCGCGACGATTTGGCCGCGCGCTGGATCCGCCGCGGGGTCGCGGTTTATCGCGACCCGGTGGCACCAATTCAGGCACCAAGCATTGCGCTCGAAGATGCCGCAGCGCTGATTGCTCCGGAAATGTCCGCGAGTGAGTTGAATGCAGTGCTGGCTGCTGCCGGAATCCATGAGTTCATCGGAATTGATCTCGCTGCCCAGCCGGACATTGCCGCCGAATTCACGCCAGAGCCCGGGACTGGAGTGATCGACGAAATCCAAGAGCACACCGAAGAGGCGGCCGCAGAAATTGACCGCATCGTCAACGGCGACCCGAATGCATCGAGGCCGGTCGGCATATTGACTGCGGTCGATCCGGTCGTCACCGAAAAGCCCGGCGCAATCCTTGCGCAATACCTGCCACCGCAACGCCGAGGCCGACCCCGCAAGTGATCGACCACGGCGAAATCTGGCGCAACGACTGGCTGCGGCTGTCCATTGCCGGGCCGGTTCTTGTTGCCGGCGCGCGCCATTACCCGGGTCGCCCGTCAATGCGCGACCGTTACCCGGGCCGGCGAATTGTCGGCGCCGATATGCAGGAAGGCGATGGCGTGCACCGGGTTTGCGATCTGGAACAACCGCAGCCGGAGCTTGTTGGCAGATTCGCCCACGTCGATTGCTGCAGCGTTCTCGAACACAGCCGGGCTCCGTGGCGAATGGCCGAAACGCTCACCGCGGCATTGCGTCCGGGCGGAACCATGTTTGTCACTGCGCCGTTTGTCTGGCGCGTGCATGGGTATCCGTCGGACTATTGGCGATTCACGATCGACGGAATTCGCGAGCTGTTTCCGCTGATCGAATGGCGTAAAATGGATTACGTGAGCGATCAAATCACGGCATCAAGAGTGCCGGCGACCGACGTCGAGAAACACCCGTATCTGGCGCGAACCGAGGTGTTCGCGTTCGGTGCATTGAAAGGCTGAGCGGCGCCTAGTCCGCGAAGAGTTTTGATCGAATGGCTACACCCTGGTCAGTCCCCCGCGACCTATTCGCAGGCCGAACGGTAGCCGTATTTGCATCAGGCCCGAGTTTGACGAAGGCCGATTGCGAATCATGCCGAGACGCTGGCTTTGCGACGATCGCAGTCAACGATGCATTCAAGTTCGCGCCGTGGGCCGACATGCTTCACGCTTGCGATGCGAAATGGTGGCTATTCCACGCGCAAGAGGCGCTGAATTTCGAGGGGGTCAAGGTCACGCTAGACGACTCGCTGCCATTCGCCGCCGTCAACTGTTTGGAATGGCGCGAGGGCGATGGCCCGAGCGGAGTAACAACCGGCTACAGTGACAATCCGGCATTGATCCGCACGGGCGGCAATTCGGGATACCAAGCAATTCACATTGCGGCATTGGGGGGGGCGAAACGAATCATCATGCTCGGCTTCGATATGCGGGCAATCAGCGGCAAGTCGCATTTCTTCGGCGATCACCCGCTCCCACTGCGAAATGAAAACGATTGCTGGGCGAAAGTGTTTGTCCCGGCTTTCCGAACGCTTGCGCCTGAGTTACAATCGCGGGGTGTCGAGGTCATCAATTGCACAATGGGAAGTGCGGTTGATGCGTTTCCGATTCGGCCGTTGATTGAGGTGCTAGGATGAATGCCAAGGTTCTTGCAATTGTTGATCGCATAGTTGACGAGATGATCGACGAGGTAATCTACGGGAAGGGCGGCATCAAGCCCGCTGGCATCTTGTCGTCGATGGGCCCGGAAAGAATTATCGCAATCAGCAGGAGAGCAAAGTTTAATTTAGGAATTTCAGGGGTTGAGGCATGCATGTCCATTCCTGATGAGCCGCGGGTGCTGCCGTGATCGTTTACCGAGAGCGCGTCGAGCTACGCGGATCATTCGTCAACCGAGATGCAGGATTGGCTGCGGCCAGCATGCATTTTCTCGGGGTGCCGAATTGCAATGTCGTCGGGCCTGATGGCTATCTTGTCGCAGGGCCAGAAGAGTTGGCGCTATCGAAAGAAGATCGCGCGAAGCTTTATGAATGCCACAGGTCGGTGACGTGCGGGCACTCAATTACTGTTGAGCTGCAAATTCACGATGACGGCCGCGTGACTTTCGAGAAAATCGGATGAGGCGCGGAATCTGCCTGCTCCGCCCAGACCCAGCCTATCGCGCCGACGGTTTCCGCGCAGGGATGAAGCGGGCCGGGCTTGCAGTGCAAACCGAAGTCCCGGCGCAATGGCGTGAGTCCGATGTGCTGGTGGTCTGGAATCGCTACGGCAGCTGGCACGCACACGCATGCGCAGCTGAGCGGGCCGGGGCGACTGTGCTGGTGGCTGAGAATGGATACCTTGGGCGCGAGTGGAATGGGTCGACGTGGTACGCGCTATCCAGGAATTGGCATAACGGGCGGGGTACTTGGGATCCGGGTGACGGGTCACGATGGGCGGAGATTGGGTGTGAGCTTCTGCCATGGCAGAACGATGTGAACGGACCAGTTCTGATCCTGCCGCAGCGTGGTTTTGGGCCGCCCGAGCAAGCAATGCCCGAAAGCTGGCTGGCTGCCGCAAGCAATCGGCTCAAATCGCTGGGTATCCCCTACAGAGTTCGCCAGCATCCCGGAAATATCCCGGCAGCCATTGCGCTTGAGGACGATCTGCGCGGGTGCTACGCCACAATGACATGGGGCAGCGGCGCCGCAATCAAAGCGCTTGCTCTTGGCTATCCGGTGCATTCCGACTGGCCGCAATGGATTGGCTATCCGGCCAAAAAGGGCGGCGATGCTGCGAGGCTGGCAATGTTCGAGCGATTGGCCTGGGCTATGTGGTCAATTGAAGAGCTACAAAGCGGCGGACCTATTGCGAGGCTGATCCAATGATTCTCTCAGACGATCACGTTGTAGTTTGGTGCCCGGCATGCAGCAGCAACATGCCAGCATGGCCGCATCCCGATCGCTACGTCTGCGCGAATTGTGGCGGCATGGCGGATGATTATCCGCGCAATCCGGAACCGAACGCTGAGGCCGGCGCGTGAAATTTCTGCTCACCTCCAGCGGCAACGCAGGCAGCTGGACCATACGGGGCCAGCAGCTCGGCGCGGCAATCGGCGCCGCCGTAGCCCGCGACGCGACCGCCGAACAAATGGCCGCCGCTGACGTGGTTGTGCTGGTCAAGCGCTGCAGCCCGGAACTGATCGCCCGCGCTCAGGCATCGGGTAGGCGGATCGTTTGGGACATAGTGGATCCATGGCCACAACCCGACGGCAATGTGTGGTCAGGCCCGCAAGCAATCAGCTGGCTGCGCGGCGAAATTGCCAGAATCAAACCGCACGCGATCGTTTGCGCGACTGAGCGGATGCGCAGCGATATTGCGTTTGCTGGCCCTTCGATCACGCTGCGGCATCACGCGCGGCCGGCTGGCACTGCGTGGGAGCATGCGTTCGATACATGCCCGCGCCAGTGCTGCGGGCTCCAGAAGAACATGGTCTGTTGCTACTCGACCTGCGAGCACAAGTTCGCGGACCCGGCGGCAATTAACCCGATTCGCCGCGATGTGAAAACGGTCGGCTATGAGGGCGATCAGCGATACCTCGGCGCGTGGCGCGAACTGCTGGAAATCGAGTGCCGGTCGCGCGGGTGGGAATTCGTCGTCAATCCGCGGGCGCTGGCCGATCTGGACATCGTTGTTGCGCTTCGAGCTGGCCCGTGGACTGGTTACGCGCCGCGGCATCACAAGTCCAATGTGAAATTGGCAAACGCGCAGGCCACCGGCACCCCGTGCATTCTGTCGCCTGAGTGCGGCTACGAAGAGACTGCGACCGGGGCCGAATACTGGGCATCGAGCTTGCATGAACTGCATGTGTCGTTCGACTGGCTGGCCCCGCATGAAAACCGGCTTGAGGTTTCGCGGCGGTTGCTGATGGCAAAAGGGATTGCGTTGAAAGAAGTGGCGGAAAAGTACGCCGACTGGCTGCGATCGCTGTGATTGAGTTGCTGATCCCGCGCCACCTCCACGAAAAAGGCCGGGCAGTAATGCAGGCCGTTCGCGATGGCCTGCGCGGCGAATCAGTGACCACGGTGAGCGCCTGCAGTGGTCGCGCAGATTGGTGTATCGCCTGGGGTCCTGGCGCGCCGACGTCGATTGCGGCAATGGAGCGGCAGAGGGCGGCGGGCCGGCATTTCGCGGCGCTGGACTTGGGCTATTGGGGCAGGACCGGACCACAGCGCCATTTTCGGCTGACCATCGACGCCTGCCACCCGCAGGCGCTGCTGATGCGCGATGAGTTACCGGCGGAACGGTGGGAGTCGGCGCAGATCAAACTGCGCGCTGACTGGAACTCAGGCGGGCATATCCTACTCGTCGGCATGGGCCAGAAGTCGCGGGATCAGCATCAGCTGAGCGCCGGCCGCTGGGAATCAATGGCGCTGGCCAGAATTCGCCGGTCCCTGTATCACGGGCACAAGGTGGTCTATCGGACAAAGGGTCGCAATCGCGAACGGATGCCGGGGTGCGAGACGTTCAGCGCGCTAGACGGAACGATCGAAAAGGCACTGCAAGGTTGCTCACTGGTGGTTTGCCGACACTCGAATGTTGCCGTTGATGCAATCATCGCGGGCGTCCCGGTTGTTTGCTATGACGGGGCTGCGAATGCGATCTATAATTCAGAGCTGACGAAAATCGTTGAACCAGTTGCAGAGCCGATCAGGCTAAAGTTCCTCCGCAATCTGGCTTGGTGGCAGTGGCGGGACTCGGAAATACGAAGCGGGGAGATGTGGAAGTGGATGAGGACGATGGCGTGAAAGACATTCCGATTTTCCTACTGTATTCCGGAAGCTCGGAAGATGGCCGCGGAACTCCAAGATACTCCGGCCGCACCGAGGACGCCCGGGCCGCTCACAAGCACTGGCTTGAGTGCGAGCGCAACCCGTACTCGATTGGCAAAGTTGTTCGGGTAACGGACTCCACAGAGACATTTATGATGGCCGCAGACTGGTCGAAATTGCGCATCGAATGAAAATCAACTTCGCCTGCGGTCGTCAGACTTGGCCGGAGTTCTTCTGCATCGACGCCGCGCACCATCCGAAAGCGACGCGGGCGCCTGACCTGATTCACGCGCTGCAGTTCTATCAGACTGGCGCGCTTATGAATCCGGTCCCGTTGGCTGATGGTTGCGCCGACGAGCTGCATTCGTACCATTTCCTTGAGCATGTCGCGCGTTACCAAGCTGACGCCGTGCTGGCTGAGTTTCGCCGACTGCTCAAGCCCGGCGGAAAGCTGGTGCTGGAACTGCCGAATCTCGAAGCCGCAGCCCGCAACTTGCTGGCCGGCATGGATGATCAGATGAGCCTATGGCCCATCTATGGCGACTGGAATCACAAAGACCCGTACATGCTGCACAAGCACGGTTACACGCCGCGCTCAATCGTCGCGCTGCTGACTGATGCCGGTTTCCGGAAAATCGAACTCAAGCCGCCACAGACGCACGGCGCGCGGGCGAATCGGGATATGCGGGTGGAGGCGGTGAAGTGAGCCCGCGGCGTGATTGAGCGCATAGCAACCGGATGCGGCGGATCGTGGAATGAAACGCTTCGACTTCTGAGAGAGGCTGAAAAGCGAGGCCATGCAGTGGCTGGGGATATCCTCGGGGTGATCGTTGTAGCAACGCCCGGTGATTGCGCCGATTGCCTTTATGACGCGCACAAGTTCTATTCGGCACCGCTGCGCAAGTGCGGCAGCTGCATGAAGGTTGCGGTCAAGCCGTAGCCCAAAAACAAAACCGAATCAACCGAAGCCCGCCTAGTGCGGGCTTTTTCGTTTCTGGGATCAGATAATGCTCACCATCTGGATTGGCTACGACCGCAGAGAAGACGCAGCGGCGCAGGTAGCGCGCGCGTCGATTTTGCGCAGGGCGAGCAGGCCGGTTCAGATTAAGCTGCTCCGCATCAATCGCCTGCGTTGTCACGGCATTTATGAGCGCCCGACGATCACCGAGTGCGGACAGATGCACGATGTGATTTCAGAAGCGCCGATGAGTACCGAGTTCGCGATTAGTCGTTTCGCGTCGATCATCCTCAATCATCAAGGTGCCGGCCTGTTTGTCGATTGCGACATCGTTTGCATGCGCGACATCATGGAACTGATTGACCTGTACGACCCGACGAAAGCCGTGCAGGTTGTGCAGCACAAGCACGAACCGACCGAATCCGAAAAGATGGCGGGATTGATTCAAACGAAATACCCGCGCAAAAACTGGAGCAGCGCCTTTCTCTTCAACTCGTCCCATGCGGCTAATCGCGCGCTGACGTTGAAAATGTTGAACAGTTACCCTGGCCGAATGCTGCACCGTTTTTGCTGGCTCGCTGACGAGCATATCGGCGCATTGCCGGGCGAATGGAATTGGCTGGTGGGCGAGCAGCCGAAGCCGGAAAACCCGGGGATTGCCCACTTTACGAAAGGTGGCCCATTCAATCCGGGCTGGACTGGCGCGGAACACGACGAAATCTGGCTCAACGAAATGGAGCGCGGCGATGCAAATTGAAACGATCGTCCCGCCACCCGTCGAGCCGGTGACGCTGGCCGAGGCTCAGGCGCAGTTGAATGTGCTGGTGTCCGGCAGTCCGGCAACCAATCCAGACGATGCAAAAATCACGCGGCTGATTCGGGACGCGCGCGAATGGGTTGAGCAGTGCCTGGGCGAGCAATTGGTGCATCGCACGATGCGGCTCACTGTTCCGGGCCTGCCTTATGGGCATCGATGGGTTGGGCGATTCGGGCCGACCACAATGGATCTGGAATTTGGCGTGGGCTTCCCGAACCGGATCAAGTTGCCCGGAGGTCCGATTCAGTCGATCAGCTCAATCACCTACTACGACACCGCGAACGCACTGCAAACACTGAGCGCCTCCACGTATCGGCTGATCAAAGACAAGCCGGACTACGTGGAGCAAGTCGAGGGCACTGATTGGCCGAGCACTGCCGTTCGATCTGACGCCGTGCGAATTGACTATATCGCGGGCTACCCAACAGGCGGCGGCAGTCCGGCGACTGGCTACAGGGACAACATTCCGGAAACGGCGCGCAATGCCGTGCTGGAACACGTCCAGATCCATTACGACGCACTGGGGCCGGCAGATTCCAAAGCGCGCATTGAACTATTACGCGAACTGATCGCGCCCATGCGCCGGCACCGTTTCACATGAGAAGCACGTACGCGCCACGCGAGCCGCTTGCACAAGAGTTGCGGCACACGGTGCAGGTCCAGCGCCGCAGCTCAACGCTTGACGACCTTGGCGTCCAGATTGACAGCTGGACGACCACAGCCAGTCCGCGCGCGGCAATCAAGCCAGATGGCGGCCGAGAGCTGCAGGCATCACAAGCGCCGCTGGCATGGACCGCGATGCTGGTGACCGTGCGCGCGCCAGGATTAACGATCGATCCGGCTGACCGCCTGCTGCTGAGCAATGGCGACATTCTCGATATCCGCGAAATTCTCGACGACGGACTACGCGGGCGCTGGCTGTATCTGCGCTGCGAAAAGACCGGGAGCACGCAAGCATGACCGTTCAAATCCGCGGGATTGAAGAAATTCGCGCGGCATTGCGACGTCTGCCGGAAGCGCTCAGCCGAAAGATGCTGATTAAAGCAGCGCGCAAGGCGTTGGGCGAAGTTCGCGATGAAACGAAATTGACCGCGCCAGTGGATACCGGCGCATTGCGTCAATCAATCGTTTCCTACGCCTACAAGCGCAAAGGCAGTAACGACGTCGGCGGAAATGTCGGAATTCGCAAACAGAAATCCACACCCGAAGGCTCGACGCCGGGCCGAAAGAATCCACGCAAATACGCTCACATTGTCGAGCGCGACACCGGGTTCATGCGCCGCGCATTTGAAACAAGCAAAGAGGCCGCGGTTTCCGCATTCGCCGATGAATCGCGCGGACTGCTCAATGATGCCGTAAGAGACGCCGCAGGCTAAACCATGACCGACGCCGAAATGATTGCTGCATTGAAAAATGCGGCAGGGGTTACTGCGTTCTGCGAATACAGAATCTATTGGGATTCGCCAACGCAGCAATTGAAAGGACAGCGCTCACCCTACGTGGTTCTGAGCGAAGTCGTGGGCGTCGGACTCAATTACCTCGGATCGCGAACCTCAATGGACCGCGACCGAATCCAGATCGATTGTTACGCGACTACTCCGCAAGTCGCGCGTGAGTTGGCCGAGGAATGCCGGATTGTTTTTGAACCGTCCGGAGTTCTCGCTAGCAAAAACGGAAGCACCTATGACGCGGAGACAAAACTTTATGTCCGGAGTTTGGACTTTTCATTCTTAACCCCACGATGAGGACTCGACGCCATGTCGAATGAAATCAAAGCACAGGGCACGCTGCTGCAACTCGGCACGGTTGCGAGCCCGCAAACTTTTGCCGCAGTCGCCAATGTCACCGGCATTACTGGCCCGGATGGTCAAAAGCCGGACATTGACGTCACCAACCTGTCGGACGTTGCCCGGCGCTTTCTGACCGGCCTTCCCGACTTCGGTTCGGTGTCGCTGGAACTGAACTACAGCCCCGACGAAACCACACACGACACGCTTTATGCGCTGTTCCTGTCTGGCGCTCTCCGGCAGTGGCGGATTCTGTTTTCGAATGCGACCACGTATCTGGAATTCAACGCCACCGTTCAAACGTTCCCGTTCCAGTTCGCGATTGATGACGTGGTGAAAATCACGGTCGGTCTTCGCGTTTCCGGTCAGGTCACGTTGATCAACCCGTAATCCGTTCCCCTGCCGTCGTGATGGACTCCGGCGGCGGCAGGGCTTTTTGTGGGTCCGCAAGGAATACGAAATGAGCGAGAAAGCCAACAAGTATCAACAGGCCCTTTTGTCGCAGGGGCGCAGCCGCCCCAAGCCGGTGACCATCAAGGGCGTCGATGGTGAATTTGAAGTGCTGATGCTGCCGCTGACTGTGGGCCAGCACACAACCTACCATTTCGACATGCTCGGCAAAGACGGGAAGCCGGACATGGCGAAACTGCGGGACGTTCAAATCAAGCTCGTCAAAATGTCGTGCGTTGACGAGGATTGCGTGCAGGTATTCACCGAGGCCGATCTGAGCAAGATCGATCACGGCGTTCTGGCCGAACTCTACAAGGCCGCGCAGGCGATCAGCGGGCTCGACAAGAAAATCGAAGACCCGGGAAACGGCTAGCCGATCAACCCGCGCGAGTCATGACGTTTCGACTCGCGCTGGCGCTGGGCTGCTTCGTCGCCGACATCGAAAACCGGATGAGCTATCCGGAGTTTTGCGAATGGTGCGAGTTCTACGCAATTGAGCCGTTCGGAGAAATCCGGGCGGACATGCGAGCGGGGCTTGTGGCTGCGCGCAATTACAACAAGTCACTACCAAAAAACAGCAGAGCCAAAGCCATTACGCCGGCTGACGGAATCCTGTTTGACGCACTCGACAAGAAACGCGGGAAAACCGCGGCCGAGGACGTTGAGGGGAAAATCCGCGGCTTTGACGTCATGAAGAAACAAAAACGGCCGGCCTAGCGCCGGCTTTCTCATTTCAAGGAACCGCGCATGTCATCCATCGGCACAATCACTATCGATTTTGTCGCCGGGCTTGGGCGGTTCACGCGCGAGCTGAATCAAATCAACTCGCAGCTTGGCGGCATCAGTTCACAGGCTCAGCGCACGGCCGACTCGATTTCGAATATGGGGCGGGCGCTGGCCGGTCTTGCCGTGGGCGTGCTTGCCAATGAAGTCGTGCGGCTGTCGGATTCGTTCAAGCTGATTGAGGCGCGACTGAAACTGGCGACCGGGGCCGCGGAAGATTTCAACGCCACGTTCAAAGACGTCTTCGATATCGCGCAGAGGACGTCGACTAGTCTCGAATCGACAGCCAATCTGTACGGCAAGGTCAGCGCTGCCTTGATGTCCATGGGCCAGTCAACTGAGGCC